TGTTCATGCTGCGAAACCAAGCTGAAGAGCTTGGCTGCGCCCTAAGCAAATCAGAAGCGGCCCACTATCTGGCGCAGGCCACTGGTCGCAACGTTGGCATCCCGGAGCCGAAGCAAGGCGGTCAGAAGCTTGATGTCTCCCCTGTCCCTTGGCTGTGGGAGGGCGTCATCATGCGTGGCCGTCAGAACTTGGTGGTCGCACCACCCAAGGTCGGCAAGTCTGCCCTGATGACGGCGATGGCTGCTGCTGCGTTGCGTGGCGATCCTGAGTTTCTTGGCATCCCAGTCCACGGCCAGATCAACAAGCTGATCATCGTTGGCACTGACCAGAACGTATCTGACTGGTGGGTGCTGTTTGAGCGTGAGGGCCTAGGCACCCAAGGGGTCGATCAAGACGGTGAATGCTTCCACAAGTTGGCGGAGGGCGTCATTCTTTGGAGCCTTGAGGATGCAGTGCAGCTGAATGACAACGGCCTTGAAGCTATTGCTGCCATGGCGTCCAAGTATCCCGGCTCACTGGTGCTGGTAGACACTTATCACGCATGCGTCGGCCAGCTTGGGATTGAGGAAGCCAGCAGTGATTTCGATATCCCTGCCCGCAAGCTTGAAGTCGTGCTGTCTGGCACTGGCAGCACGACTGTCTTGGTCCACCACACCAATAAGTCCGTGTCTGGTGGCAATGCCATCACAGCCAGCCGGGGAAGCAACAGCCTTGCAGGTGCTGTCAGCTGGTCTGTGCTGCTCAACTGGCTGAAGGTCCCCATCGAGGGCCAGATGCAAACCGATCACCGGATTGCTGTGAAACCGATGGGCAGGAGCAAGGCCACGAACTTGGTGGTTGAGCTGACTGACGATGGTTGGGTTAGCCATGGTGATGGTGATGATGCCATTGCAGCTGAGGCCCGTGCCCAAGTTGAGGAATCGCTTCAGGGCCGTCAGGAGTCTGCCTATGACCATTGCTGCCAGCTGTGGGAGAACAAGGTCCACACAACTGCCGCTGAGATCGCCAGCCACTGCAACATCAGCAGGCAGAAAGCACTCCGCACATTGAAAGCTTTGACCACTAAGGGGCTGATTGTGCAGGACGGGGAGCTGCCTCCTGACACCGCTGGACGGCCTGCTGCTTTGTACCGCCCTGTATTTGACACCCCCAATGACCCATCCAAAAAAACAGGGGGTCAAAAGGGTCAAACGTGTCAAACTCAAGAGTCAGCAGCTGACGAGCAAGGCCTTGGGGGTCAAAGGGGTCAAATACCGCCAGCACAGGGATCTGACCCCTCGCGCGCACATATAAAAAGGGATTTGACACATAAAACACACTTGACCCCCTCTGACGGCGGAGGGGTGCCTGAGGGTGTCTTATTGCCTGTGCCTGTTGGCACGCATGTGGAGCGGTTGATTGGCGACTCGTGGAAGAACGGCTGGCTCGTCCGCGATGGGTCCAATCCCAATCGGGTGGTGATTGCCAAGCTGGGCAACGAGATGCTGACCATGAGCAATCAGCGGTGGGGGGTGGATATCCGTGAAAACAAGGGCAGCGTCTTCGCTGCGCCAGCAGCAGAAGACGATGAATGGTGATGGCTTGCCATTTGCTTGATGGCATGCCATAATCTAATCAACGGGGCGGGAGCCTCACACACACATCAGGCAATGAATGAAACCACCACCAACGCTCTTGACCAGCTGACTGAGGCCCTGATCGCAAACCCTGAAGACCTCAAGGAAATCCAGAAATACTTGGACACCCTTGTTCAGGGTGTTGAAGATTTCATTGAGGAGAACTGAATGGCTTGCCAATATGGCAATGGCATGCCATAATAAGTTCAAGAAAGGCAGGGATGCCAACTCACATGATCAACCTCTTCAACATCATCGAAACCATCGAAGCTGAACTGGGTGGTGAACTCACCGCCATTCAGCAGTACAAAATCAAGCAGCAAGCCAAAAAGCTCATCGCTCAGGGCACCACCAACGAAGACGACCTGGCTGGTGAAGTTGCTTTCTGGTTCGCCGCCAACGGCATCTGATCCACACCACACCGAGAGGCACACACACCATGGACCATCACAACTACATGCTCAGCCTTTTCGAGTCGTTTCAAAAGCACCAAGATGAGCTTGAAGCCACCAATCTTCTGAAGCTCCAAGCCATGGAACCTCAATCCCGCTACTACGTTGAAGCTTCGCTTGACGGCAAGATTGAGTGGACTGAATGGGCCTACACAACCCATGAGCGTGACCAGCTGGTGCAAGACGCCAAGGACTGCGGCTTTTCGTACACCGTTGAGGAGCACGAATGAAAGGCTTCAAGTTTCCACGCAGCTACGCAGATTTAGACGCTGCCCCTTGGTGCGATGGCTATGACCCTCCAAAAGGGCAGGTGTCTCGCAACGGTGATCACTTGTCAATCTTTATCAATGCAGCTTGGTTGCCTGAAGGCTGGGATTCCAGCCCCGGTGGCGAAAGCCTCAAAGATGCGTTGTCTGATCTGCGTGACTATTGGCAAGACATGCGGCCACCTAAATAACCCCCCCAGTCGGGGAGCCTGATGCCTGAGCTTTCCCCAAGCCAGGCTGAAAGCTATACAACACCCTGGCGAGGCAGGGAAAAGCAGGGCGCCTGTGTGTGGCGATCTATCCCCCGACTTCAAACATGGACCAACACCTTCGGGCACAGCAACATCTGAACAACCTTCAAGCCTTCTTGGACTATGAACAGCGCCTCAAAGATGCCTATTCCAAATGCCAAGATCCGCAACCTCGACGATGGTTGTGTTCAGATCACGGTCGGCAACATCAGCGGAACCGTAAGTTCACATCACCTAGTTGAACCGAAGCTTCGGCAACTACGGCTACTCTGGAAAGCGCATCCAGATAACTGCTAGTGACAATCGCATCAGACAAAATCGTCCAGCGTGAAACTGAAGTTCTTAAGCCATACGAAAACAATCCACGGCAACATTCAGAAGCACAGCTTGATCGTCTTGTCCGATCAATCAAAGAGTTCGGTTTTACAAACCCAATCCTTATTGACGATGACTGCAATGTGATCGCAGGCCATGGCCGTCTGTTGGCTGCTGAATTGATGGGCCTGGCCCAAGTGCCGACCATCACGCTTGGCCACCTCACAGCTGAACAGCGACGTGCCTACGTCATTGCTGACAATCAGCTGGCACTCAACAGCACTTGGGATGACGACGTGCTGCAGGCTGAACTGCAGGCCCTAGGTGAAGCTGGCTTTGACCTGACCCTGCTGGGCTGGGGTGATGACCTGCCCACCTTTGGTGAGGACATTGACCTGTCGGCACTGGACGACATGGAAGATGACCCCACAGCAGAGCTGGCTGATGGTGTCATGAAGGCCATCCAGATTGAGTTCCGCCCTGAGGACTACGAAGAAGCCAAGGCCCTAGTGGAAGCAGCTCGCAAGCGTGGTGAGTACGTGGGCATGAAGCTGATTGAGGCTTTGGCTGCATGATCGACTATCAGATCGCAATCCCCAGCTATAAGCGGCCAACGCGTCTGATCACTGAAACGCTTACAACGCTGAAGCGCACCAATGCTGATTTCAGCCGTGTCACTGTCTTCGTGGCTGACAGCAATGAGAAGCACCTGTATGACACCGCTCTGCAGGCGATTGGCCTTGGCGTCAAGGTTGTCATCAGCCAGCCAGGGCTGATCAACTCCCGCATCTGGTACAACCTGCACTACTACAAACCCGGCACACGCATCCTCAACCTGGATGACGACATTGCTGGGCTGTACGTCAAGGAAGGCAACGCCTTGCAGGCGTACACCGGGGACCTTGACCGCCTTGTGTCCAAAGGCTTTCAGGTCTGCCAAAACACCGGGGCAAAACTCTGGGGAATCAATCCCGTGGCCAATGGCATGTTCCTTAAGCCAACCATCACAGTCGGCCTGCGATACATCTGTGGAATCTTCCACGGCACGTTTGCAGGCGATCCGGCGATGTGTGGTGACGACCGTCCACGTCAGTCATCTGGTGAAGACTTTGAGCTGACCCTCAGATCGTTCAAGCGATACAAGGGTGTGGTCCGCATTGATGGCTACGCACCCAAGACCAAATACTTCGCAGAAGGCGGTATCCAAGCTGAGCTTGGCGGCAAAGACAAACGTGCGAAAGACCACGAACACCAGCTGCAGCAGATCGTCAACCGCTTCCCAAGCATCAGCAAGCTGTACACCAAGTCCGGTGACGTGCCCAACATCAAGCTCAAAACAATCACCCACGGAAAGCTCCAGTGGATATGAAGCTGCCAGTTCTTACCCTGCAGCCCAAGGCGCCCAAGCTCAAGATCGGGGACACCTGCCCAACGCTGCAGCCCAACGTCACAGAGTCCTGCATCCTTGCTGACCCTGATGGCACTCAGGTCGGCTTGTTCATCAAGCAACTGCCTGATGACCTGCGGAACCTGGTCAACATTGCTGACCATGAGGTCAACTCAACCAGGGTGCCCAAAACGATGATGGACCGTAAACGTCCATTGCCACCAGGGCCTGACGGCAAACGTCGTTACCTGGTCATCTCCCAGTACTCAGCCATCCTTGGCAGCGTGCCGCCCAAGCCACATATGCGACGGGCCTACGGCACACGCTCCTCTGTCCACAGCAGCAAGACCGCTGGCACCTTTGTCAAAGCCATGCACAAGGCAGGCATCAACGCCTATCAGCTTGTACAGGAGCTGGCACCTGAAGTCACCCAGCTGCACAGCAGCAAAGTCCAAGCTCGTGTGCCTGAGAAGTGGCGCTTCGCAAAGCATTTCAGCAGCACGATCAGCAACTGCAACATCGCAGCGCCAATCCATCAAGACCACGCCAACGTCAAAGGCGCCATCAATATCATCATCACCAAGCGGCGGAACAGCACAGGCGGGAACTTGCATGTGCCCGATTACGACGCCACCTTTGACCAAACGGATGGCTCGATGCTTGTCTATCCAGCATGGAGGAACTGCCACGGTGTGACGCCAATAGTTCCCACGCATCAAGGCGGCTATCGCAACTCACACGTCTGGTACGCCCTGGATTCGTTTGCATCATTAGGCTGAAACCATGGATAAAAATCCACGTTGCACAAAAGCGGAAAAAGAGTTCCGGACAGCAAGGTTTGCCCGGATGATGGCCAATGGGGCAACACGTTCAGACCTTTTGCAATACGCCGCAAATGAATGGGGGTTGAAGCAAAGGCAAAGCGATGAATACATTGCCCTTGCCACAAAGCGGCTTGAAGAAGATTTCAACTTGGATCGCCAAGCTTTTGCCGCAATACTTTTGTCCCAGCTGAACGTCGTCCACAAGAAGGGCATGGAACAGTCCAACCTCCAAGCTGTGTTGGGCTGTATCAACACGGCTGCCAAGATCGCCAAGCTGTACGACTGATGGGTGTTCTGTCTACAATCCCGCCAGGCAATGTTCTCCAGAAGCTTGGGGAAGGCAATAACCAAGTTGATGTTCAGAAGCTGGAGAACCGCATCAAGGGTGATCTGCATCCGGGCCAGCTTGCATTCGTTGAAGACCAGACCACTCAAATCATTGGGCTGTCTGCAGGTTATGGGGCAGGCAAGACAAGAGCGTTAGCGGCCAAGAGCGTGGTCCTTGCCCTTGCCAACCAAGGGTTCACGGGCTGCGTCATGGAGCCGACAGGGCCATTGGTCCGGGACATCTGGCAAAACGACTTTGAAACCTTTCTGGAGGGCTATGAGATCCCTTACACCTTCAGGGCTTCACCACTCCCTGAGTACGTTCTGCACCTGCCTGGCGGTGACACCAAGATTCTCTGCCGCAGTTTTGAGAACTGGTCACGGATCATTGGCCTGAACCTTGCCTGGGTGTTGGCTGATGAGATTGATACGGTCACGCCTGCCATTGCTGCCAAAGCATTTCCCAAAATCCTTGGCCGCCTCAGGGCTGGCAATGTTCGTCAATTTGGTGCCGCATCAACGCCAGAAGGGTTTCGCTGGATGTGGTCAACGTTTGGCTCAGAGGAAGCCCAGCAGCGTGATGACAGAAAGCTGATTAGGATGCGTTCGGCGGATAATCCATTCCTGCCCCAAGACTTCATTGAAAGGCTGCAGGCCAACTACGATCCAAGCCTGTTGCAGGCTTACTTAGAAGGCCAGTTCTGCAACCTAACAACCGGCCAGGTTTATGACCGGTTCGACCGCAAAAAGCACGTAACAACAGAAATACCAGACGTCAGCAGGGAACCACTACGCGTGGGTGTTGACTTCAACGTTGGCAACATGTCAGCGGTCATCGGTGTTCGTCTTGGAGAAAACCTTCTTCTGATTGACGAAATCAGCGGCGCACATGACACCGACGCCATGGCCCAAGAAATACAACTCCGTGCTGATGGACGCCAGGTATACATCTACCCTGACGCATCAGGCGGCAATAGAAGCACGAATGCCTCACGTACAGACATCCAGATCCTGGAGTCCTACGGGTTCAGCAATCAATCGCCAAAGGCCAACCCTCCCATCCGTGATCGGGTGGCTTCTGTTCAGGCTTTGCTGGAGAACGGGAAAGGCCAAGTAAGGCTTCGTGTTGCTGCCAACTGCAAGCGGACTATCGAATGTTTAGAGCTGCAGAGTTACACGGAGGCAGGCACCCCCGACAAAGATGCTGGATATGACCACATGAATGATGCGCTTGGCTATTTGGTTTACAGGGACTTCAGCATGCTCCATGCCCGTGCTGGTCGTGGTACTGGAATCAGGCTTTACTAAACTGCAGGCATCAGGCGGGATTTAGCTGTGTATTCAGGCTTTTCGGGTCGCCAACGTGTTGGCAACGTCACGACAGTGGAAAGCCCGAACACGGCTTATATCAACATGGAGCCGCATTGGCTGCTGATTGAAGCCTTGCTGCAGGGCACATATGGCGTCCGCAAAAAGCACCGAACGTATCTGCCACAAGAGCCAAGAGAGCTGGATGAGTCATATGACAACAGGCTGATGCGTTCAACGTTGGCGCCGTTTTATGTCCGGCTGGAGCGAATGTTGGCGGGCATGTTGACCCGTAAACCTGTACGTCTTGAGGATGTGAGCGATGTTGTCACCGAGCAGCTTTTTGACGTTGATCTGCAGGGCAACGATCTAAACGTCTGGACTTATGAAACTGCCCGCAAGTGCATCCGCTACGGCCATGTCGGCGTCTTGGTTGATGCGCCGAAAGCAGGTAACAGCGGCAGACCTTATTGGACGCAATACACCCCAAGAGACATTCTTGGTTGGCGCAGTGAAATCAATGACGGCAAGCAACAGCTGACGCAAGTGCGGCTCATGGAAGAAATCACAGTGCCTGATGGTTTGTATGGCGAGAAGCAGGTGCAGCAGGTGCGAGTGCTGACCCCTGGTGCTTTTGAGATACACCAAAAGGACAAGAAAGGCGACTTCGTCCTGATTGATGAGGGCAGAACCAGCCTTAGCGTGATTCCGTTTGCTGTTGCTTACTCCAACCGTGTTGGCGTACTTGAGTCGCGGCCACCTTTGGCAGACATTGCTGAGTTGAACCTGAAGGCTTATCAAGTCCAGTCAGATTTAGACAATCAGCTGCACATCAGCGCCGTTCCGATGCTGGCAATCTTTGGATTCCCGCAGTCAGCTGAGGAGATCAGCGCAGGGCCAGGAGAAGCTATGGCCCTGCCAGAAGGAGCTTCTGCTCAATACATTGAGCCATCTGGCAACAGCTACAGCGCACAGTTTCAACGGCTGGAGCAAATCGCCAGCCAGATCAATGAACTTGGCCTTGCTGCCGTGTTAGGGCAAAAGCTGAGCGCAGAGACGGCAGAGGCAAAACGGATTGATCGCAGCCAAGGCGATAGCACCATGATGGTGATTGCTCAGCAGATGCAGGACCTGATTGACAACTGCCTTGGATTCCATGCGCAGTACATGCAGCAGTCGCAGGTGGGCAGCAGCTTTGTCAATCGTGACTTTCTTGGAGACCGCTTGGAGCCCCAAGAAATCCAAGCATTGTTGCAGCTTTACACAGCAGGCACCATCACGCAGGAAACACTTCTCCGACAGCTTTCAGCCGGTGAAGTCCTTGGCGATGACTTTGATGTTGACCAAGAACTTGATGCGACCCAATCAGGCGGGCTGATGGAAACTCAACAGCCTGAGCCTGCACCGCCTGAAGCAGAAGAAGCCACAATGCCAGAAGCGGAACCAGAGGATGAGGATGGGCCGGATGAGCAGGCTGCGTAGGCCAAACCCAAACCGCAAACAGCTGCTGTTCTTCACTCAAGATCAGCTCAAAGAAAACTATTTTGCTGTCATCCGAATCACTTGGTTTGCTGCCGGTGAAATCTGTGCAATCAGTGAGTCTGTTGTTTACAAAAGCGATTTGGAGACAGTTGCTGAGTTTTCTGGGATTGTTGGCGAGGCTTTGCGGGGTGGGGCTGATGTTTCAGTGGTTTGCATTGCTTCGTCTGCAGATGTTGGGCTGGAGCCAGCATGAGCGAGCCTGAAGCCTTTTACCGACAGGCGATTGACCTGAACCGATACAGCAACCACGTCGCGCTGAATGTGATGCGGGCGTACAACGACATCGTGATTGATGCGTTGCAGAAGCTCGATGGTGTGGGCTCCCTTGACCCCAGGGAAGCGGCCAGGTTGAACGCTTTGTTGGCTCAGGTGCGCGAAAGCCTTGAAACGTGGGCAGGGGATAGCTCTGTTTATGCAGTGCAAGAGTTGAACGGTTTGGCCCGGCTGCAGGCTGACTTCATTTCAGGGCAGATCAAAGATGTGGTGAAGCCGAGCTTGGCTGACACTGTTCGCAGCGTTGAAATCACCCCAGATTTTGCGCGGTCTGTTGTCTTGGCTGATCCGACAGACATCAGCGCGGCTGTGCTGCAGCCAAGCCTTGAACAGCAAATCCGTGGTCAAGCGCCTGGTCTTGTCACGTTGGATGCTGGTAAAGGTGCTGCCCTTGTTCTGCCCAATGGCAAAACCCTTGGCACTGGATTTAGGCAGCTGGCCGAATCTTCTGCCGATAAGTTCCGCGTCACCGTTCAGAACGGGATGCTGACGGGGGAGAACATGCGAGACATGGTGAAGAGATTGCGCGGAAACTTGCGGCTGGCTGATACGGCAAACATCGGCGCAACGATCGCCAAGGGTGGCGAGTTGACGACGCTGGCTGACTCACAGATCAGGGCACTGATCCGCACCTCCGTCACGCAGATGACCAACACGGTCAATCAGCAGATGTATATCGCCAACCAAGACGTGATTGATTCTTACCGCTACAGGGCGGTCTTGGATCTGCAGACCACACCTATCTGCCAATCCCTTGATGGCAAGGTGTTCAAGTTCGGCAAAGGTCCGCAACCACCGCAGCATTTTGGTTGCAGGTCAACCATCGTGTTCATCACCAAGACGGAAGCGGAAGGCGACTTCCAAGAACGTGAAAAGCGTGCAGCACTTGGCGGCCTTGTTCCTGCCGACATGACTTACCCAGAGTGGATCGCCAAACAATCAGCGGCATTCCAAGACAAGGCGTTTGGCGGTAAGGGCAAGGCAAGCCTGTTCCGAAGCCTCCTTAAAAAAGAGTCACCACAGAAAGCCCTTGCCAAATTTGTCAGCAGCGATGGGTCGGAAGTAACTTTGAAGGACTTGCTGGCTAAATACGGTGCCTCTGAAACGCGGTAGCAGCAGGCAAGTTATTTCTGAAAACATCCGCAGGCTGATGCGTGAAGGCAAAAGCCGTTCACAGGCGGCAGCGATTGCGTTCAAAGAAGCTAGAAAACGGCGTAAGCGTTAATCTTTTGTTGTACCCACCTGTTAGTTCAATGGCACTGCACAGCAAGTACAAGTTCACGGAGCAGGGCGCTGAGGCCAAGCCCAAGGCGACGGCAAAGAAAAAGTCCGCTAAAAAGGAAGCACCCTCGGAGGCTGACTGATGCCTAGCGGACCCGGCACCTACGGCTCAAAAATGGGCCGACCTCCAAAAAAGAAAAAGAAAAAGGGCGGCAAGAAAAAGTGATGGCAGCCAAGCGTCGGCCACCAAAGGACAAGAAGACTGGCCTACCAAAGGCTTATCTTTCTGGTGCCAAGAACAAGGCGGCCAAGGCGCGGGAAATCAAGCGCACTGCTGCTCTTTACAAGGCTGGCAAAAACATCGACATCGCAGCTGTCTCCAAAAGCAGGGCTGAGCAAGGTGGCAAGACCAAAAGCAAAACCACTAAACGCCGCAACAAAAAAGGCCCTAAAAGAAAAGGCTGACAAGTCCAAGTTCTTTTACGGTGAGCTGGCTGCGGTGTACCGCAAAGGCCAAGGCGCCTACCTGTCCAGCGGTTCGCGTAATGTGCCGATGGCGGCTTGGGCCATGGGCCGGGTCAACAGCTATATGCGTGGTGACAAAGCCCGTACGGCTGACGCTGCTATCTATGCCCGGTACAACAAAAAACGATGAGCATCAAACGCGGTGGCCATACGTTTGCGGGCTATGACAAGCCCATCCGCACGCCGAATCATCCGAGCGGCAAGTCTCACGCTGTTGTCATTAAAGACAAAGGCAAAGACAGGCTCATTAGGTTCGGCGCACAGGGTGCTCGCACGAAACCTCCGCGGAAGGGTGAAAGTGCTGCTGATAAGGCTAAACGTGCGTCCTTCAAAGCACGCCACGCAAAAAACATCGCAAAGGGGAAAACATCTGCCGCATATTGGGCGGATAAAGTAAAGTGGAGCTGAAAACAACCTTACGGGTTATTCATGTCTGACGAGCAGAATCAGGAGATTACGTCTCCGGCGGCTCCAAACAATGCAGAGCTGGATGCACTGAAAAGCAGCATCCAAGCTTTGGAGAAAAAGAATTACGAGCTGATTGGCAAGCTCAAGGAAGCAAAAACAATCCCTGATGGTGTTGATGTTCAGGAGTTGCTGGATTTCAAGCGCAACGTTGAGCAGAACAAACTTGAATCAGAAGGCAAGTACACTGAGGCTCGTCAGGCACTTGAACAGCAGTTCCGCGAAGCTGCTGAAGCCAAGGACAAGCGGATTGCTGAGCTTGAAGCA